ATGGGATTGGTTTCCAAACAGTGTGTTGATTTTGTAAAAGAATTTGAAGGCTTTTATCCTACACCCTATTATGACATAGTTGGAGTTAAAACTCTTGGATATGGGATGACAGGGAAAGAAATAGAAGGATTAACAAGTGTAACAGAAGCACAGGCAAGCCGAATGCTAGAGAATTTATTGAATAATAAATATGCATTGCCAATAAAACAGGATTTAGACAGAAGAGGAGTTAAGCTTAATCAAAATCAATTTGATGCTTTAGTATCTATGGCATACAATATAGGAACTGGTGGACTTCTAGGCTCTACATTATATAGAGATGTTTGTAATGGAGTTAGAGATAGAGAGAGAATTACAAATGATTTTTGTATGTGGTGTAAAGCAGGTGGACAAACTGTTTATGGATTATTGAGAAGGCGTAGAGAGGAAGCAGCTATGTTTTTTGGAAGTGGAAATACTGCTTCTACAGTAGAAAAGGAGGAGAAAAAGAAAGTGAAAGATATAGTTATTTATAATGAAGGTATAGACAAAAATGCGGCAGAATATTTAGGGGATTTTTTAAGTTGTTCAACAATAGAAAATAATAGACCGTTTCATTATGAGTGTGTAGATAATGTTTATGCAGTTGGTTGTGGAAAAGAAGGTAGAACTCAATATTTAGATACATTGATAACTGGATCAAATGCAAATAACACACTTGAAAGAGTTATAGATCATATATTAAGTAAATCAGGAGTAAAAGGATCAAATAATTTCACTATCACAGAAGGAGAAAAGAAAGCTAAACATAAATTAGTATTATACAATAATTTTACTGATAAAAGAGCAGCTGAATATTTAGCACGTGATTTAGATTGCCCTTTGAAACAAAATATAAATATAGATGCAACAGAATATGATGTAGTTTATCTTGTTGGTGGAGGAGAAGTTCCAAAAGGAAGTAATGTTAAAAATATAAAAGGACAAGATAGATTTCTAACTGCTAAAGCAGTGATTGACTTTATGAAATTATTATAGATAAAAAAGGTAGCTCCAATTATGAACTGACCCCTATCAAGTAGACAGGAGTCAGTTCAGTGGGAACTATCTTTTTCATTATTTAAAGGAATTTTTTAACATTTGTAGAATATTAAATATAACGGCTTCCCAATAGGTTAAACATATACTTCCTTACTTAAAGAAAAGAACCCATTCTATATTTTATAATGGGTTCTTTTTTATAAGTTGTATATCAAATATCTATTGCTTTCTTATGGGAATTATCTATATTATTAATTTTGTTAAGCTCATTTAAAAAATCTTCATATAAATTTTCTCTATGTTTTTGGCTCTGACCTGTTATAATTTCAACTAATTTACAATGTTCTATACCATTTTTTATGCTAGTTTTCATATCTAAATTATCAGTTGGTGATTCTAAATAACTAAGTTCAGCCATAATTTTTTCACGTTGATTTTCAGGATATTTTGATATAGTATTTGTATAAGCTTCTATTACATCCTTGGGAGCATCAACAGGAGGAAATCCACAAAGAGTTTTCTTGAAATCTTCATAGGAAACTCCATAGAAAAAATCAGTTCGCATATATTCATCAAATATACGTTTTTCAAAAACTGTCATTTCTTTATAATTACATTTTTTTGACATACCCTCGTCCCCCGTATATTTTGGTACATAATCAGAAAGATACTTTTTAAATTTATTATCTTCAGGTTGATTATTCTGTTCTATAGTATTTTTTTTATTATTAATATTTAAATATGGTTGAGAATTACTAATATTGTTTATCATAATTTCACTCCAATCTAATCAAAATTTTGATGTAAATATAAGTTTTATATGGATAAAATTATAAACTACCCTTTAATTTTATAATCGATTAAAGTTACTTCAACTTGATAATAAAAAGAGTCCCATTTTATTATTTAGGGCTCTTTTTATATGGATTTATTATGTAAATTGATTGTATTTATTAAGAAATATTAAAAATAAACTAATTTAAAGTGTTAATTTTTTTGGAGGGATTTATTATAACATGTAGAATAATATAAATTAAGTTCGCAACTATGCTTAATCCATGAACACTCAATCATATTAAAACTCTGGAATAACATCCAGGGTTCTTTTTAGTTAAGTAATTATATATTATTAGCAGAAATCATATTATAGGAGATTATTTGTTATATCTTTAAATAATAATTTTAATCATATAAAGGAATATTATGAATTGTATAGAAGGTTAATAGTATAGATAGTAGTTACCATCCTAAATAAAATACAAAGGAGAGTAGTTCCTTAATTGGAGCTGCTGTCCTTTGTTATGGAATTTTCTATATGGATATAGATTTGGTCGTCTTTAGTATATCCATACATTAGAATTTTAATCATATAAAAGGGATTTTAGAACTAAAAATAGAAATATTTATAGAAATATATTATTTTTAGGGAGGGATATTGTTGAAGAAAGAAATTGGCATAATGTCGTTATTTTTGGCTTTATTTTTATTAGTTACAAATAGCAACGTTTATGCCAAACCAAATTCACACAGATTAGCAGGAAAGGATAGATATAAAACTTCTATTGCCATAGCAAAAGAGGGATGGCAATCTAGTAATTATGCGATTTTAGCAACAGGAGGTAATTTCCCAGATGCATTATCAGCTGCGCCATTGGCTAAAAAATATAATGCACCTATATTACTTACTTAGCAACAAAATTTAAATGATGATGTAAAATCACAATTAAAAAGATTAAGTGTTAAAAATGTATTTATAATAGGAAGTTCAGGAGTTATTTCAAATGATATTGAAAAAGAATTAAATTCTATGAATATCAAAACTGAACGTATATATGGTAAAGATAGATATGAAACAAGTATAGAAGTAGCTAAAAAGGTAGGAACAAATAATGGTATTATAGTAGCAACAGGAGAAAATTTTCCAGATGCGTTATCAATTGCACCTATAGCATATAAAAAATCAATACCTATAATATTAACTCAAAGAAACGAGCTGCCTAAAAATGTGAAAAAATTTTTGAATTCAAATATATATGATAAATCTTACATAGTGGGTTCAGATGGCGTAATAAGTAATAGTGTCTATAATAGTTTAAAAAATCCTAAAAGACTTTATGGGGCTGATAGATATAAAACTAACATAGCTATAATAAATGAATTTAAAAATGAATTGAGTCTTGATAAATTATATGTTGCTACAGGTAGAAATTATCCAGATGCTCTAACAGGATCTGTTTTAGCAGGAAAGACAAATTCACCAATATTATTAGTAGAAGGCGATACTGTAAATTCATCAACATTATTATTTGTTAAAAATAATTACTCTAATATAAATAATGTAATTACTCTAGGATCAGAAGGTGTAGTAAATGATGTTGTAGTAAAGAGTGTTGAAGAAGGAAGGAATATAAGTCTAGAAACAGTATATTTAAGTGCAGAAGGAAGTAAATTTCATAGATACACTTGTTCTACTTTAAAAGAAACTAAAATATCAATTAGTAGAAGTACTGCTATTAGCAAAGGTTATGGTCCTTGCAAAGTGTGTAAACCATAAAGTAAAGTGTTAGAAAGCAACCTTTAGTTAGGTTGCTTTTTATCTTTCTTATAGCAACCAACTCATTTGAATAGAGTTACATAATCACCTTAATTTAATTACTGTTGATTCCATATTTGCAGGTTTTTTATTTAGTGCATTGGCCTTAATAGTTGGATTATTTGATGATAAAGTTCTTGTTAGATTAGAGAGAGCTGATTTTCTTGAAAATATATATAAAAATAATTAACGGTATAATTAATAGTGTTATTTCAATAGTGCTATCCTTATATAATATATTTATTGAACCTAGATTTATAAATATCACTTCAGTAAAATATTCTTTATTATCAAATCTGTTAGGAAAAGAGTTATAAGTGAGTTGTCTAAAAACCAAGCAATTAATAAAGTAATTGAAAAAATTGAAAAATCACAAGAAGCAAAATAAAATATAGTAAGATAATTATTAATAAAAAGAACCCATTCTATATTTTATAATGGGTTCTTTTTTATAAGTTATATATTAAATATCTATTGTTTTCTTATGGGAATTATCTATATTATTAATTTTGTTAAGCTCATTTAAAAAATCTTCATATAAATTTTCCCTATGTTTTTGGTTTTGACCTGTTATGATTTCAACTAATTTACAATGTTCTATACCATTTTTTATGCTAGTTTTCATATCTAAATTATCAGTTGGTGATTCTAAATAACTAAGTTCACCCATAATTTTTTCACGTTGATTTTCAGAATATTTTGATATAATATTTGTATAAGCTTCCATTACATCCTTTGGAGCATCAACAGGAGGAAATCCACAAAGAGTTTTTTTGAAATCTTCATAAGAAATTCCATATGCAACTTTAGTTAGCATATATTCATCAAATGTACGTTTTTCAAAAATTGTCATTTCTTTATAATTATATTTTTTTGCAATTCCCTCATCTCCTGTATATCTTGGTACATAATCAGAAAGATATTTTTTAAATGTATTATTTTCAGGTTTATTATTTTGTTCTATATTATTTTTTAGTATAGATTCTTTAATTTTTAAACATGGTTGAGAATTACTAATATTGTTTATCATAATTTCACTCCAATCTAATCAAAACTTAGTGTTAAATCAGATTTTGATTCAAATGTATGAATTGACCTTGATAATAATGATCTAGAAGTATTATTAGTATTAAAATTCATTGTTGTTGATATAAACAATTCTTTACCATCAGTAGCTTTAAGCCCTGGGGATACTTGTAAGGTATAATTACAGTTTGGTAAATAATTATTACTTGGCGCATGAACTTCTAAATAATTTGGGTTAGAACCTAAACTTATACTAATTGGAACTTCTTTGCCATTGGCATCTAAAACTTTAACAAAATTTTTAGTAGATGAATCAATTTTAACTGGTCTATTAAAATTTACTGTAAAAGTTTTATTGACAGGTACATTGCTTACAGTAGGAAATATATTTTATTCCCAAACTCTTACCCTTATGCTATCTTTCACTATAGGTTTACCCATCATATTGTTATTAAAGCCTAATCTTTTTATATTATGATAACCTTTTTTTAAATCTGTAATTTTAAATGTTTCGTCATAACCTCTCAAGATGCCACCAGAAGTTAATAAATCTGTAGATATATCAGAATATTTTGCATTAACAAAATTATTATCGTCATTATATCTACAACTAGATTTCTGTTTCCACCAGAATCTTGTTGAATCACTCTAATATAGACATTTCCTTTTTTAGATTTAGAAGCATCGTAGAATACATCATAAAAATCTTGGCGTGGTTTTGTACTTATAATCCTAGGATAAAAACCATCATATGAATAATTAACAATTTCAATATTTCCTATAAATGGGTCATCATATGCTTGCACATTTGATTTGGTAAAAACAAAAATAAAGATAGTATAAATAAGAATGAAGCACTTGTGGTAATAAATAGTTTTTTAAACTTTTTCATAATAACATGTCCTTAACTTTATATAAATAATTTTAAATTATGTAAATATAAGTTTTGTATGGATATCTATCTATTAATATCCTTTAATTTCATAATCGGTTAAAAATAGTTTAGCTTTATGGTAATTCTTAGTTTCCTAGCAATTTATAATAATTTAAAAGTATTAATTTTTATTTGCAACATTTTTATAAATATAAAGTATATTTTAAAAATAGATGTACTTTTAAAAACTAATACCTGGATATTTGGAATTATAGAAAATGAACATATAGAAGAACAATTTTAAAAAATAGAAATGTATTATAAAAGAGGACAATACAAAAATTTATTTGATGATTTTCCTGTAGTTGTAGTAATAGGAAGTAAAAAAGCAAGTACTGTTAATAAAAATATTAGTTACCAATTGTTAGAATATGAAAAGGTTAAAGAATGGAAGTTTGCATACTAACCTTTCTAATATTTATCTTATACTAAACATAAAATGTATAAAGTTTTTATTTAGGAGGAAAAGTTAATGGATACATCAAATCAAATTATAAATACTATAAATAAAGGCGGTTTTGCATTTCTTAAATTTATTATATTTATAGGAATAATAATGACCGGTGTTGGTATATTTTCTTATGCTACAGAGGGGGATAAGAAAAATATTAAAAATGGACTTATACTTACAACTATATCAATAACAATGTTTATATTTGCTAAAAAATTCATAGCCTAAGACAAGAGCCAGTTAAGGCTCCTTAATTGTTAATTGGAAATCTACATTAGTATAGGAATCTTAATTATATTAATTTATGGGTCAGTAAAATGTCAGTAGAATGTCAGTGGGAGTATTAAAATTAAAAAAACTTATTAAACTATATTAATATAGGTTATTATATGAACATGTTGATTTTACTTAATTGTATGGAGTTGTTAAAATGTGCTAAGCCTAATTAAACTATAAAATAACGTATTGAAAATCCGTCGAGGTAACTTCGTGCGGATTCCACTCCCGCCTTCGGTACCAATATAAACATGTTTAAAGACTTTGGATTAGTTTTCCAAGGTCTTTTGTTTTATGTTAGTATAATTATCAAAACAAAATAGCATTTATTTAATAGGTTTTTGCTAATTTTTACTATAATCTTATAGATAGATGTATTATTATGCCTAGGATGCTATTTTAATATATCAATTAACTGTATAGAAATTATTAATGTTTTATAGAAAATTATTTTTGTTGAATCCATGAATATAATAGTTTTATATTTTTTATTAGTCTAGATATATTTTTTACATTATACATTAGCTTTCTGAATTAATTTTATTTTATCTTCAGTGAATTTTTCATAAGAAGTTTTTTCTTTATTCAGTGTAAAGGTATCTTTTTTTTCATATATTATTTCCCCATCTTTTTTTATACTTAATACCCCACTAAAATTAAACATAAATTAAGACCCCTTTCTCGATATCGAACATGTGTTCAAGTATATTTTAATATGTTTTAATAAAATTTGCAAGTTTTTATAACTAAATTACTTTATGTGAAAATTATTACATATTTATTCTGGAAATGTAATTGTCTGTATACAGAATTTTAGGACAAGTATTTACTTTTTTAGACAAAATAAAAAGCTAATAAACATATACGAGTTACATGTAGTTATAAACATAACATCATGAAATCTCTATATATTTGTTAGCTTTACATATCTGCATCTTAATATCAGATAATTAATTTTTAGTGTATTTTATTTATTTGGATTGAAATCAAAGCCAGCTTCTTTTAATTTTCTAGATAAATCAGCTTCTTTTTCTAACTTTTTATTTCTTTCCTCTAATTCCTTAATATAATTTATCATTTGTTCTCTGGTTATTCCATTTGGAAATATGTTCTTATCTAATTCAAATTCGTAATTACTTCCATTTATATTAGCTTTAGAAATTATACCATTCCTATTTTCAGATCTCCCTAAAATATAATCTACGGAGCAATTAAAGAAGTCAGCTAACTTAGATAAGGTAAGAGTATCGGGAATCCTGTTACCATTTTCCCAATTAGAAACTGTTTGCTTTGATACATTTAAAAGTTTTGCCATTTCAGTTTGATTTAAATCTTTTCTTAATCTTTCATATTTCAACCTATCTTTTATTTCTGCCAACTTTTTCACCCCTTTATTTATACTATATTATAAACCATATGTTGACTTTTTAAAACTAATGTAAACTATAAGAATATTTTTTGAAAAAAATGATAAAATATAGTTGAAAGTATTCTATGCGTTGACTATAATAGGAATATAGATAGTATTCTTATAGTTTACTTAAAAATAGCTATTAAGGGGGTGAGCTTTATGGCAACAGCAAAAAAATTAAAAGCTTATAGATGCTTAAAAGGTGCAAAACAAGAGGATATAGCAAGACTAATAGGAGTAGCTCTAAATACTTATAATTTTAAGGAAAATGGCAAAAAACCTTTTACCTTAAATGAGGCTAAAATTATATCTGATTTTTTTGAGACTACCATAGACGAACTTTTTTTCAAAAGAAACAGTAAACTTTAAGAATACTTAGAAATCCATAGCTTAATATTGAGAGGAATAAATCCTAAGGAGGAGTCCTCAAGTGGCAGTAATAAAAACAAAAGAATATAGAACAATAAGAAACTTATCTATTTCAAAATTGAGTTGTAAAAGTAAAATAGCTAGAAGTTATATTACAGAATTAGAAGAAGGTAAATATGAAAATCCAGGATTAAAGGTTATTTGTAATCTATGCAAAACATTAAAAATTACACCAAATGAATTAATTGATCAAGAACTATGGAAGTGGTGGTAGACATAGTAAATCAATAATTATTGGACAAGTATAAAAAACTATATATAAATTATGGATTAATTTAATTATAGAAATATTTTATTTTGTATACTATGGATAAAAAGGAAAGTGGTGATATGTTGGCAGAAGTTAAATGGATAAAGATAACAACTAATATGTTTGATGACGAAAAAATAAAATTAATAGATGCTATGCCAGAAAGAGATACTGTTCATTACATTTGGATAAGACTTTTAGTTCAAGCAGGTAAAACAAATTCAAATGGATATATCTTTCTAAATGATAATGTCCCATATACAGAAGAAATGTTAAGCACAATTTTTAATAGACCATTAAATAGTTTAAGATTTGCATTAAAAGTACTTAGAGAGTTTGGCATGATACAGATACAAGAAAATAAATTAATAAAAATAACGAACTGGTCCAAACATCAAAACATAGAAGGTATGGAGAAAGTTAGACAACAAACAAAGCAAAGGGTAGCTAAACATAGAGCTAAGAAAAAAGAACTACAGGAAGAAAACAAAGGTGAAAGCTGCAGAAGTAATGAACATAAAAAAAGTGTAATGTTACATGAAACGTTAAGTAACGGCAGAGATATAGATATAGAAGATATAGATATAGAAATAAAAGAAGATAGAAAGAGTGATATAAGAAAAAATTTAGATAAAATCAATGAAGCATATTTTAATACTTTTTATAGGCAAATAAGTACTACTTATTTAAATCAAGTATTAAAAGTTATGGATAAAGAAGATTATACTGATCTATTAATATATGCATTAAATATTACAAAAAAAAGAGAACAGGAACAAGGCAAAATAAAAGGCTTTAAATATACAATGTCAATTTTGGAAAGCTGGATAAATAAAGGATATAAATTACCACAAGATGTAAAGAAAAACGAGATAAGTAAGAGATGGAGGGAAGACGAGTTATATGAAACAAGTAGGAGAAGCTTTGGAGAAGACCTTAAAAAGCAGGGAATTGGATTATAATATTGCTGGTGAAAATGAAAAAGTTGAAATATGTTCTGTATGTGGAGAAGCTATTGAAAAGATTACTTATATTCCAGGGTTAAATAGGTGTATAAAAGGTCCTGTAATGTGTAAATGTAAAAGGGAAGCTCTAATAGCAAAGGAAAAAGAAGAAATAAATAAAGAAAAGCAATTAAGATTAAAAAGGATTATTAAAAATAGTTTAATAGATGAAAAATTTAGAAATAGTAAATTTGAAAATTGGGATTTTACTAAAGGTAATGACAAAATGTATAAAATAGCTAGTAAATATACTAAAAAATTTGAAAACATGAAAAAAGAATCTGTAGGACTTTTATTATATGGTTCCCCAGGAAGTGGTAAAACCTATACTGTGGCATGTATAGCAAATTATCTTATAGAAAAAATGTTACCAGTTATATGTGTAAATGCAGATAGCTTATTGAATAGAATTAAAGACACATATAAAAAATGGGGGAAAGAAGTAGAAGAAGATGTATTAAGAGGATTAGATAATGCAGATCTATTGATAATAGATGATTTAGGGACAGAACAGGATACAGAATGGACTAGAACTAAAATTTATAATATTTTAGATAGTAGATATAGGAATGGATTACCCCTTATAATTACAACAAATTTATCTCTTATAGAACTTAAAAATAGATATGAAAAAAGAACATACTATAGAATTTTAGAAATGTGTACTCCGATCTTAAATGATGGTAAAAATATAAGAGAAGAAAAGGCTAAAGAAAAAACAGAAATATTAAAAGAATTATTAAAATAAGAATATTGATTGTCTTGAAGAATATAATAAAAAATTAAGTATGGTGGAGGTATAAGATGTCAACTGTATTAGTTAAAGAAATAGAAAATAAAGTTTTTGAAGAGATAGAGTCATTTAGAGAAGAAAATGCAGTATTAAAGATTTTATTAAAAGAGTATGTAAAGAAAAGCATAGATTATAAAGAATTATTAAAGGAAAGTATGAATTTATTAGACAAATATCAAGAGGAATTAAAAATTTTAGATGTTGGAAAAAATAGATGCACGAATGAAGTGACCAAGCATTACTTTAAAATAAAAGACATGCAAAAAGTTTTAGATATTGTGGGAAAAGAAATAATGATATATAAGTTAAACAAAAATAATAAAGAAATATAAGAAAGTATATAAAATTTAAATCCAAAGATATTTGTAAAAGATTTTTAAAGATATAAAAAATAGCATTATAGTTATAGAAAATATAATAATATAGCATTATAGTTATAGAAAATATAATAATAAAGGATTATTATAGGAGGTTAGATATGTTAGATAAAAAATTATATACAAGAACAGAAGAAAGATTATATAGGTATTTTAGAAGTAAAAAAGAATTGGATAAACTAAAAAATAGAGTCAAGCATCTTTCTAATAGAATAGAAATTATAATGGATAAAATTAAAAATAATAATGTAACATTAGAAGAAGAATCTAGAAGTAGAACATATGATGAAATAGTACAAACCTCTAGTAATGGAACAAGCTATGCGGAGAGGGAGTTAGTAAGGCAAATAGAAGGATTAGAAATAGAACTAGGAGAAAAAATTAAGAAGAAAGGAAAAGTAGAATATAAAATAAGAGAAATAGAAGAAGAAATATCCGTAATGGAAGATAATCTTTCATCATTAAATGAAGAGAATAAAAAATTTATAGAGTTTAAGTATGGAGAAAATAAAAGTGTAGATTGGATAGCTGTAGAAATGTTTGGAAGAGCAAGGAGCACAGCTTATAGAAAAAAGAATGAATTAGTAGAACGTGTAGCACAATTGAATAACCTTATAATATAAAAATATTTTGGTACAAAAATGGGACAAAGTTGGGATAAATAAAGTATTGAAATGAAATATAATAGTATTATAAAAATAGCAGAGGTTTTATTGTATAAGACAACTGCAAAGTATTCATTAAAAAAATAAGTGAATATTATGAAAGCAAATTAAAATCTACAGCTTTTAAGAATAAGTAAAAAAGCTAAATAATTTGGACTAAAAATTTTATCATCCTTAAATAGTGCATTAGATTCGCAAAATAAGTTTTAATGATTATAACTTCTTATAAGTAAAGTTATAAATTAAGACTTTTATAAAATCTAATGCTTATTTATTTCAAGAAAACTTAAAGGTTGTACAGTAAGCATAGGAGGTGAGCTATATTAAATAATATATTATAATGAGGATGATTTAAGGTTATGTAATAGGCTGACTAAATAAATGATTAAACTATTGTTAAAAATATTTGCAGAAAAATTCGTAACCTTAAACAAATAAAATTTAACTGAGGAAGGTGAGAAAAGTGAGAACACCTTTAGAGATTTTGAAATTTAATTTACAAGAAAAACAGTATCCTTATTTTGAGGATAAGGATCTAGAATTGCTATTAGAAATCAATAATAATGATGTAGAAAAAGCAAGCTATAAAGGGTGTATTCTTAAAGCAATTGCAGATGATGGTATAGAAGTTGCAGGTGTAAAATTACAAAGTAATAGAGCTTACTGGTTAACTCTAGCAGAACATTTCAAAGAAGAACAGAAGAGTCTAAAAAATCAAATTTCTGTGGAAAGAGTTGATGAACATTAATGGCTAATATGAATAGAGGAAAAATAAGCAAAAAGATATATGAGCAGCTAGAAAAAAAAGGCTTATTAAGAGAAATAAAAATATTAAGAATAGGTAAAAATGCTTTTGAAGAAAAACTAGATGAAGTATATGTATGCACTATAAAGGGATATTATTATAGAAATAATAGTAATATAATTACAACTTCTATGGAAGGCCTGGAATTTAATAATTTATATAATGACAAATTATTAATTAGTTATAATGATGCAAGCTCTAAAATACAAAAAGATGATTATTTTGTATTAGATAGAACTAAGTATGAAATAGTTGATACAGGAAATATTCAAAACCTAGTATTTGATATGATATTAAATAAGGTGTGATGACATGAGTGAGTTAGAAGTAAATATAGATGATGTTATTGATGGCTTATCAGAATTTGAATTGCAGTCTAAAACATCCATAGGCATGTATGCAGATATTGCTGCGAAAAATATGGAAGAGTATGCTAAGAAAAATGCACCATGGAAGGATCAATCAGGTAAGGATATTGAAACAATTAAAGGTGGAAAAGAATGGAAAGGTGATGAATGTAATATTTATATTTCTGGGAATAAGGATTACTATCAGTCTTTAGAATTATGTAATGATAAAAAATATGCAATATTAAAACCAACTATAGATAAGTTAAGCCCACAAATACTTAAGGGAATGAGTAATTTATTTGGGAAGTGATGTAAATGTCTAAATTTAATTACAAAGTTCCAGGAGATTCCATACAGCAAGATATAATTAATAATGCTATACCTGAAACCTTATGGCAAAAGGTATATTTATATTTAAAAAAATTAGGATATAATGTGTATGCTCCTGGACAAAAGAGAAACAAATGTACAGAAAGTTATGTAGTTATAAGAGAAAATGGTGTCCATGCCTTAGTTGGAAACATATCTGGTTATAAACTATTTGATATTATAGTCTATAATCCTATGGATCAATATTCTACTATGGAATTTTATGTAGAAAATTTAAAAGAAGCTTTAAAAAAAATAGAAGATCTTAGACCTACAGGGAATGAGACGCCAAGCATTATAGATTATGACGTACAAGCTTACACTACAAGCATAGAATATCAACAATTTAAAAGTTTGAGGAGGTAATTTAATGACAAATGGAAAAACTTTAGTTAATGTTGTGAAAGTTAATTTTATTGATGAGGTAACAAATACAAAACATACAATAGAAACAAGTAATGAAATAGATATAGAACCTATAAATAGTAAGGGTAAAAGAGATATATTAAGGATCAAAAATAAAATTTATGGAATAAATGAAACAGATGATATTGTTATAGGTTACAAGTTAAAAATGAAAGACAATCTATTTAATATAGAAACTATGGCTTTAATAGATGGAGGAACTATACAAGATAATAAATATTGCGGAACAGAAGTAGGTATAGCAGTAGAAAGACATCCGTTCACAATGGAAATATTCACAGAGGAAAAAGATTATTCTAGAACTACAGGATATGTTAAATTCGTGTATAAGCATTGTAAGGGTAAGCCAGCTAAATATAAAATTCAAGATGGAAAATTTTTAGTATCTTCATATGAAGCTGAAAGTATACCATTTAGAAACGAAAGACCTGTAGAAATAGAATTCTTAAATAGCTTAGAAGAAAATAATAATACAGAAAAACCAGGAGAATCTACTCCAATTGAAGATATAGGAGTAGAAGGTGGAAAAGTAGAAAATAACAATCCAGATGTAGGAGTAAGTATAACTAACAGAGTAGTGTGGAATTTTTCAAATCAAATTAATCAAGATGATGTTAACTTAGAAAACTTTATTATAAAAAGAAAATCTGATAATTCTAGGGTAAATGGAAATGTAACTATAGATGATACTAAGAAAATAGTAACATTTGTACCTGATTCTTTAGTGATAGATACAGTTTATATTGCTGAAGTTAAAGAAATAAATAAATTAGATGGAAGTGGTAAAACCACAGCATTATCCACAGAGTTTAAAACAATAAAAATTAGATAGTGGGGGTATAATAAATGGATTTAAAAGTAACTAATATAGAAGATTTAAAAAAAGTAGCTAAAGGTGAAGTGATTCAGTTACCACAATTTGCTCAAGGGATACCTTTTAATGCTAGAGTTAAAAGAGTATCTCTTTTAAATTTGGTAAGAAAAGGAGTTGTACCTAACAAGTTATTAAGTGCAGCAGAGGAACTATTTTATGGTAAACAGAGTTCGAAAGAGAATGTTGACTTAACACAAATGACAGACGTTATGTATATTATGGCTGAGAATGCACTTGTAGAACCTTCTATAGAAGATTTAAAAAGTGTAGGATTAGAGCTTACAGATGAACAAATAGTAGCATTGTTTAATTATACACAGGAAGGTGTTAGTGAATTAGACTCCTTTCGTGAAGAGTCAGAGAATACTGAGTGTAATATCAATAAGTAAACAATATAGACAAAGGCCTAGTGAAATTATAGGATTGACTAATGATTATGAAGCCTTTTGCTTTGATGAAGCCTGTGTTTATATATTAAATGAGATTAGTAAAGAAGATGCTAGAGAGCCTAAGTTTATAGATGGGGATAAAGCAAATAAAACTAATAATGAAGATATTATTCAGTGGTTAAATTCTAATAATAAAAGTTAGCTTTTAACCGTTTGCTTTTTAAACATAAATAAATATCAAAACTATATTATATAAATTTAAAACTAAATAATAAATATAAAGAATATGGAAGATAAGAAATTAAAGTCATAAAAAATTTGGACTATTATTTAAATGAAGTTAGAAAGCTTTTTATTCCCAAAGATGGGAGGTGAGAAAAAGATGGCAGTAAATGTAGGAGAGGCAGTTGCTCATTTAACATTAGATACTAGTGAATTTAAAAAAGCACTTAATGGAGCTGGAAAAGATTTGGAAATATTTGTGCATAAGGTTGAGGAAGAAAAAACTAAAATTGAAAAGTTACAAGAAGCGTTAACAAAAAGAGCAGAATCCTTCGGAAAATTTGGGAAATTTATGGAGAAACCTAGTGCTGCGGCACAGAATCTTCTTAAAACTGGTATGAAAAATACTCTTGCTGAAGAATCAAAGAGTAAGAACCCAAAAAAGGGCCCTGCTAATATTGCAAAGGCCAATTATGAAAAAATTCAAAAGGATATACAAGCTTCTATAAAGAAAGTACAAGATTCTTTTGCACAATTACAAACATCTATAGTAAAACAGTTAATACCGATATTTAATAATCAGTTGGTGCCTATTTTGAATAATAAATTAATCCCAATATTTACAAAGCTAGCTAATAAAGCAGTAGAATTAATGAATTCATTTAATAAATTACCTAATCCTGTGAAAAACGCTATTGCAATAATAATTGTGTCAATAGCTGGAGTTGCTAAAACATTTACGGTACTTAGCAAATTAGTAGGTACTATAAATAATGTGATAGGTATATTTGGTAAATTAAAGAAAGCTGGAGGAATATTTGGATTATTAAAGACCATAATAACTTCAAAAACACTTCTAATTTTAGTTGCTATTGCAGCAATAGGACTTATAGTATATGAAGTGATTAAACATTGGGGGCAGTTAAAAAAAGCAGCGGAGGATTTAGGTAAAAAAATAAGTAACGTATGTAAAAAAATAAGTGGCCATTTTGATAAAAATATAAGAAAATGGAAAATAATGTGGAAAGCATTCCGGGCATATATGCATAAAATAGGACAGGATATTATGAGAGGATTAGTAAGTGGACTCAAAGAAGGTATAAAAAAAGTGAGAGAGACTATTGAGAGTATAGCAAATGAAATAAAGAATAGATTTAAGAAAATATTAGGAATAAACTCTCCATCACGTGTATTTGCTGATTACGGTAATTTTATTGGAGAAGGTCTTATACAAGGTATAGATAATCAAGAAAGCGCCATAAATAATAAATTTAAAGGTATAGCTAATAAAATTAAAGGATTAGGAAATGTAAGACCAAATTTTAATGGATTAAACAATATGTCACTTAGTGGAGCTTATGGTGGTACTTATGCATCTCCATATGGACCTAATAACATGAATAAAAGTATGGGACTTACACAGGATATAAAAATGTATGTAACTATACCAAATGCAGATAAAGAAGGGGCTAATAATATAGCTAATGAATTTAAACAAATGACAGAAAGTTCTATGAAAAATGTTATGACAGGATTATTTATGAATGATGTATTGAGAGATTAGGAGGTGGCTTATGTGCATTTAAATAGAATAAAAGATTTTAAAGTAGATTTGCTTTATGAAGATGGAAAAAATATAGGTGGCGTAATAACTAATTATAAGCCACCTCGTCCTGCTTATTTTCGCAAGGGTATTAGAACAGTACAAGGATACACATATTTTGAAAAGGATGTTAAAAGTGATTGTATTATTGAGTTTACAGTTGCTTTTAATATAAAAGGGGAAAATGATAAAGAAACACAAAGTAATATAACTAAGTTTTTAAACTTTAGAAAAAATTATTCAGGTAGATTCATATTTGTGGATGAGTTTGGAATTCAATATAAAGGATATTTACAAAATAAGTTTGAGATAGATACTCCTATCGAAGGTGATATATATTATATAAATTTAGAGCTTTTATGTAATCATGAAGCTAGTGGATGGGTGAAAGATAATGGCAAAGTGTAAAGTAGAATTTTATAAAAAAAATGGCTATCAGGCCTTTGAAAATGGTGATGCTAATAAAATAACCTTAGAACATTGCTTAGTGTCAGTGAAAATAAATAGAACTTTAACTACTCCTACTGCTGAAGCTACGATTACAGCGCAATATGAAAATCTACCTACTGCTATTTTTGCAGGAGGAACTCAAGGGATAGTAGATAATTTTGCACAGGTAAAAATTTATATAGAAGATGTGATTCAATTTACAGGTGTAATGAAAAAATATGTTTACGATGTTGAAAATAAAACAATAGAAATGACTTGTCATGATATGTATTATAGAATGTTAAATCTATGTGACAGAGAATTAAAGTTTTACAACACAACTGCGGCAGACATAATTTCTACTGTAGTATCAGATGCCAAATGCAATTTTTATAGATCTGGAGGAACTAACTATAGTGTATCTAAGTTAGAATGTGAAATTGGAACTATGTATAATGATATAATAAATAATTTAGTTGAAACAATGCATGCAAAAATAAGATGTGCTAAGAATGGAACTATCATATTGGAAGATCAATATCCTCCCTATGATGAATCCAACCACGAAAACAACCATTACGATTTTGAATTTGATAGCCAGATAAATTTATCTAATGATAAGTCTAGTAGAGATGCAGGTTTATTAAGAAATATATTAAAAATATGTTGTAATGATAAATATTCTATTTTTGAATCTAAAGCTATGACTAGCTATTTAAATGGTGAGAGATGGATTGATGTAATGGATAATCCATTAGCTACAACAGAAGATTTAAAGAGGAAAATGGCTGGACAGAAATTTTTGGATATGTGGAGAAATAGTACAGATATAAACATAGTTCCTGTTAAAGGAATACCTACAATGGATTTAGGTAAAGTTGCTAAGGTAAGTTCAAAAGCATTATATAGTGGATATTATTTAATAGTAGGAGTAAGTACAGAAATTAATGCAGATGGTTATATAGATACATTACAATTACAAGGTATGAGAGATAAAACAAAAGTATATGAGCAATGTGCCCAAATAGGCAGTGGCAAAGTAAAACAATAGTAGGTGATTAAAATGGCACATATGGGATATAAAAATTTTAGGGAACCAGTAGTCTATATTTTAGATCAAGAATTAAGAAAAAGAAATTTCAAAAATCAAATAAATACAAATGAAGATTCAAAATATACTGGAGAATTACCCGAATATCCATGTAGAATAATTAGAGATAGCAATAATAAAGTATATAGATTTATGTACGCTAATGGAACAGATATGCAATGGCAAGAAGAATTAATTAGGAATTCAGAAGGTAAAGTATATAGAATTAAAACAACGTATCCTAATAATACAAATAAAACAATACAATTAATTAAAGATAATCATGGTAAATTAGAAATAATAGATTATGTATAGGAGGTGGCAATAATATGGGATTACCTTCCTATGTAGTCAACTTTGATGAACTATCAGATCGTATTAAAGATTATTTACAAAATGGTGTGAAAGTTGACATAGGCAATATAAATTTTTCTACCAAAGATATGGAAAATTTATTATCAGAAATTAAAGAGAAAATACAAGGTGTAGATTATAATGATTTAATAAATGCGTTAAATGCTTTAGGGGTAAAGCTAGATAATTTAAGTGGAAATTTAGGCATATCAGGTACACAGAAAATTTATGGGAAAATGCTAGAGATTCCTGCAGTAAAAGGACAGCATATAATAGAATTTAAGGGGAATGGCCAAATAACAGGTATAACATATTCTCAATCCAGTTGGAGATTTGAAGATAACTGGGATTTGCAAGTAGGTAATGATAAATTATTTGAAAGTGTACGCACTAAAGAATATGGTGAACATAAATTTTTAAATGTATTTTATCCTATAAATGGCACAGTTAAATTTATTTACAATAATATTAGTGGATCTAGTAAAGTTTTATGGGTAGATTTTAATATATTAGAAAATAGTAATTTACCTTCAACTACTGCACCTACTATACCTACTACTAGTGAAAAAAACTATAGATTTTTAGCTATAGGAGAAAGTGAATATACTTTACAAGGTGCTAATAACCTTATGGGTTGCACATATGATGCTGACAATATGTCTAATTTATTTAAAGAACACAAACAAAGTGCTAAATTTACAAAAAATATAGTTGCAAAAAATAAGACTAAGTCAGAAGCATTAAATTTAATAAAAAACACTTTTCAAGATGCACAAGATAATGATATTAGTTATTTGTTTTGGTCTGGACATGGTACTGTATATGAAGATAAGTTTGCTTTAGTAGCAAAAGATAACATAATAACAGTATATGAATTACAAACAATACTGGATGATATAAAAGGTACTAAAATAATATTTATTGATACTTGCCACAGTGGACTTGCTATAGATAAAAATTTTGCATATACATTAGCTGTAGTGGAGGAGAAACTTAGAAGTATAGACAAAACATTAAATAAACAAGGATATAAGGTTTTAACAGCTAGTGCAGGTTCAGAAACATCTGGTGACTTGGGCGCTGGATATAATGGAAATCCTAATCCTTCAGGAGCTTTTACATGGGCATTAACACAAAGCATTAAAACTAAGAAATCTGATAAAGATAAAAATAGAATTGTAACTTTGGAAGAATTATATCAAAGTGTATTACATTTTTATGATGAATTTAATATTAAGAACCCTTATTTAAAGATAACACAAACAGCTCAAGTTTATCCAAGAAATGATACAAGCTCAATCTTTGAATATAAAGAAGGTGCTTAATTTGAGCTTACCTAAATATATAATTAATTTTGAAGAAATTACAGAGGATTTAAAAAATCATTTGTTAAGTATGGTAGATGATAATATAAGAACTAATTATCCAGAGGTAAATACCAACAATATACAAGATTTACTACAACAGTTAAAAGATTTATTACCAAGTGTACAATATGAAGGGCTAAAGAAAAAAATTGATGCTTTTATATATAGGAAAATTGAAGGCATTCAAAAAGTGAAAGGTATATTATTAGATATCCCAGCAATACAAAATGATTATACTGGACAATTTAGATTTGATAAAGATGTATATATTACAGGATTGCATTTTAATCAAACAGGATGGAAAAAGGAAGATAAATATAGCTTAGAAATTAATAAAATCAAAATAATAGATATTGCAACAACTAAGGAAATAGGAGAGCATAAATACTTTAACACATTCTATAAAGTAAATGCTAATACGCCTATTTCTTTTATTTTCCATAATTTAAGCGGTAATAGTAGACAAACAATGGTGGATTTAGAGTATATAGATGGAGAAGATTCTAGTATTACAGTAGAGCCACCACCAGGCATAGAGGATATAGATAATGAATGGGATATAGCGGTAGTAATGAATTGGGAAGAAAATACAGATGCAGATATAGATTTGCATGGCGAGATAGATGGTAAAAAAGTTTGGTATGGTAAGAGATCCTATGATGGATTTTATCTTAATTTTGATTATACAGAACATAAAACAAACAAAAATCCTGAAATAATAAGTGTTAAAGGGTACAAAAATAAAAAGCTTCTTATAAGCATAAAGAATTTTAATGGAGTAGAACTAAAAGAGCCTGTAACTTTGGAAATATATCAATATAGACCTTACGGTAATAAATTGCTTAAAAAATTTAGTGTGAATTTAGATACAAATAGAGATTTAAAAGATATATTTACAATGGACTTAAATACTTTAAAAATAACAAATTTAAATAAATAATTGATAACAGGAGGTAGATAAAATGGCTACAGATAATTTTTATTTTGTTGAAGGTAATTCAAGTGTAAAAGACTTAGTAAAAACATTAGTAACTGAAATAACACAAAATTCAGGTATATATAAATGGGATTTAGTTTATCCAGATAGTATAAATAAAATAGGATCATCAGGAGAAGGGACTAAAATAAATCTTATAACAGATAACTCTAAGACAGATAAAGTAGATACTGTATTTACAGTAGGATCACAAGATGATAAGTGCATTATAAAAGCAACAACAACCTATGGAAAAGAGTTTTATGTAAAAATAGATAGAGAAGAAGGGGACTTAACAAAAGAAGAAAAAAAGGCATTAATTGACTTTAACAAGTTGCATACTTATTATAATCACAATGGGGATAGTTTTAGTAGAACAGATGCGCAAGTATTAGAAATGATGGCTGGAGTTTCTGATCGATGGAGTAAAAGTGGTGATTATGATGCTTATGTTAGTGCTAAGACTAAAAGTAATTCTATAAATAATATAAAGTTACAAATATCTGATAAATTAAATGAAGGTGGAACAGATTTAGCTATACCTAAAAATATACAAGCTGAATATAATTATAGATTAGCATGGTATAGAAAATTACAGCCAGAAATAAAAGACTTTTTACCCGTTCAATATTGGATAAATGTTACTAAAGATAGTATAAATTTAGTATTACGTGGAGATCCATCTGCAGATGTTCATCCTTATGAAAACTATCTTACATCTTATGCTTATATTGGAGCTTTAAAACCAGTAGAGGATTCAGCTTATACAGATGATAAATATAATTTTGGTATAACTGTATCTTCTGATATAGAAGCAAATTATTCAAAGGTTTATGGAGAAAGAACTGCAACAGGAGTAACAGATGTTTGTATGATAGCTAATAAAATAGGTATGCCATATCAACCACATTATCCAGCTTTTTATGCTACTAATCCTTTTATGGATAAATGTAATGTAGAAGGTAGTAGATATAACCATAAAAAACATCAATTCTCAGATATAACACTTGTACATCCAGTTGATATGGAAAGAGGTAAAATGATTAATGTACTTGTAGGTGATGCTAGTGCAATAAATGATACTGACAGATTAGCATATAAGAAAGATACAGAAGAGGAAGAATATTATAAGAAATTTAAAATTACTGCGCCATATTGTTTCTTAAATAATAGTGCTAATATAAATTATTGCATTGCTATTAGATGTTATAAAACAACTAAATAAGAGAGGTGGTATAAATGCCCCTACATAAAATCCCCCTATGTAGTTTTAAATATGTAGGGGATACTACTTTTTCTAGTGGAACTTTTATATATGATACTACAGAAAAAGTAGCAAAAACTACAGAAAAATTATTTTACAAAGAAACAATGGGTGAAATAGATAAAATTAAAGGAGATAAATTATTTTATAAGGAACTTAAAGATAATATAGAGAAAGAAAAGAATAAATATATATCCAAGGAAATTACTGATATAAAAAAAGAATTTGAAAAAGAGTTAAAATTAAAAAATGAAGAAATAAATAAGAACAATGCTATATCTTTAGATAAAATAAAGGATATAGATATAAATAGAAAAACAAGTAAGGAACTTGATATAAGAAAAAATACAGATATATCTATATGCTACAACAATAAGTTATTGGAAAGAGAAATGTTGCAACTAAATAAAGCTGATAATTTAATAAATTTATCTATAGATAGAGAAAATCTACAACTGAATAAATCCAAAAGTATATATGCAGAGTTGATAGTAGAAAAAGAAATATTCAAAGATAAATCTTTAAATAATTTAAAACTAGAGAAGTATATAAATATAGAAAAAGATGTTGGATACTATTTTAATAAGAGTTATTGTAAGAATATATATATGGATAAGTTTAAGTTTGTTAAAAAATATAGAACTAAAAATATAAATAAAAACAATTATAGATTTATAGATAAGTGTAATTTAAAAGAATCAGCTAAAATGAGTAATAAAACAATGTTAAACAAAGATATTATAATTGGAATAGATATAGATACAAGTATAAACAATTTAAAAATATTAGATTTAAAAGATATAGATAGAAATTATAAAACCATGTTAATGTATAATATAGCTCTAAAGGATATGGAAAAAGATAGAATTAGAAATGAATTAAATAAAATAGCACATAAAGAAATATGCAAAGACCATAATAAAAAATATTTCTATAAAGATGTATTTAAATTTATAGATAAAAGTATCAACAGGTATTTAGATAGACAAGCTATAAGAGATATATTTAAATATAATAATAGATGTTTAGATAGGGAATATACAACTAATATATTTAAACATAATGAAAAATATTTAGATAGTATGCCTATAATTAATATTTATAAGCAGATAGAAATAGATCTATTAAATTTAAGTATATGGCAAATTTATAGACAAAATAATAAATGTTTAAATAATGAAGCTATAGCACAAATATATACACCTAATAAAAATAAGTTTATTGAAATAACCAAAAGATGGTGGTGGTTAAAACCTACAAATCCGACAGATAAGATAATTGTTCCTAATAAAGATTATATATATAATAATGATCTATTAAATAATTTAGATTATGAATATCTAAGATTTAATAATCATCCTATTGAATGGGGTAAAGATTGGGGATTAGATTATAACATTCCACCTATGACAATTAGTATTGAAATAATGTTAGATTTAATAAATATTCTAATAATGATATGGCATAAGAATTCACAAGCTTGGTTAAGATGTACAGGTAAAGAAGCCATTCAATTTATAATGGAATTGATCTATGATTGGTATACCTTAGATACATCAAATCCAAATATAGATTATATTAGAGCATACAGATGGATTAGATGGGAAGCTGAAAAGGTATATTTCTGTAATATCGAAAATGGATTACAAGCTATAGGATTACTTATAGCTAATTTAATAGATTATCTAAAGCAGCATCACTTTAATTTAGTACCAGTCTGGAATAATCCAAAAGCTATGGAGATTGAAAGAGAATTTAATAAAGCAGCAACTAATGGTGATATTATGAGAGATTTAGATAAAATAAAGGGTAAGAGAAATTACATGATAGAAGTACAAAACTTTGAAAAGAAAAATATATTGGGGAGGTAGATAGTATGTTAACAAGCACAATAGATTTTAAAAAAACTAGACAAAAGATGTGGGGGGTTTTAAAAAATAAAGCTTTAGCCCAATTACCATATGGCCATGAAACAGATCAAAATGGAGCAGAATTGACATCTTATGCTACTAATTGTTATGAAGATGCATTAGAAGAAGCACATACATTATTGGCAAATGGTATAGGAACTAAAGACATACAAATAGTTGAGTTTGTACCATATGATTATATAATGCAGCCTAGAGTTTAGAGGTGATCTTAATGAAACTTATACAAGTCAAAAATGGATTATTAGAAGCCGAGAATTTTTTCTTGGCTTCTTCTTTTTCTGATTTTGCAGGAGAAAGTAATGTAACTAGAGATATTAAAACAGGTAAATTGAAATTAATAAGTAATAATAAAATAGAAAGAAAATTTGATTATAAAGAGTTTGTTATTGAAGTTGAAAAAGAAAATTTCAGTAATATCAAAGATATGGATTATTCCATGCTTTATTTAGGGAATAGCGATCATACTTTTGGTATTAAGGATTTAAAATCAGATAAACAAAATAGATATTGGAAAATACTTAAAAAAGATAATTATATACAAGCTTATTCAAGTAATAATGGTAAAAGTTATATAAATATAGGTGGCATGGAATTTATGGAGCCACTTACAAAGCAAGGTTTTATGAAGTATAGTGATGAAGATTTTATATTAAATAATTATAAGGTTTACGCTAATCCCTATGTAACTATTCAGAATTTCCCAGAAAATACTTTATGTGAGTTATATGATTTAGATAATAATTTAATTAAAACTAGATTATTTAATTCAGATATGGAATGTAAAGTATTTATAGATAGCAACATGAGTGGATATTTTACATTTAAAGATATGGATAGAAAAATGATGTATACTAGTGATGCTATTCAGCTACAATATGGTGACATGTGGGTATTTAGTCCATATAATTTTGAAATTATATATCATGGAAATGTTGTAACTAATGTTAGTCCTGCTATGCTACAAGATTTAGAAGAGCTAATAACAATTAAAAATATAGGAGATAAGGATTATAACAATATTAAAATAGGTACTGAAACACCTAGTAGTGATTTAATACAACTATCCTTCGATGGTATAAATTATACAGATTCTTTAACTATAGATAGTATAAAACAGAGTGAAAGTAAAGGTATATATGTAAAAATAACTAAAAATGCAGAGAATCATAATTTCGCGATTAGAGATTTTTATTTAGTTATTAGTGAATAGGAGGTGGCTTAATGAGTGAATTTTTTAATGTAACCTTGGACAAGGATATAATTTTAGATGATAGTGTAATTTCTAATAGAACTGGATGGTCAAGTGAGAAAATACAAAAGGAAATAATAGATAAAAGAATTACAAAATTTGAGGAGCTAGAGGATGTAGATGTTACTAATAAGAAAAATAAACAATTAGTAGCTTATTCTGAGGAAACAGGAAAGTTTACAACTATTGATGGTATAGACGCAGGAGAAATAGTTGGTGCAGGGATGAAACAAATATCTAAAATGGGTATAGTGGGAAGTACTGAAACACCTAGAATCGTTAACATACCTGTTAACACAGTAGATTTTAAAGTGCCTCGTGTGAATGTTTTGAGGTATGATACAGAAAATACACAGGATTTAATAGCAGTTAAAAATGAATTTACTAATGATGAAAGTAATGATTTCATTGACGATAGTATGATGACTTTTGATGGTAAAGCACATTTAGAAACAAATCATATAAGTAATTTTGAAGTTGTTCAAGATACAGAAAGTTCTACAGAATATAGTGTTAATGTGTATAAAAGATTATTTAAAAAAATAGAAGGCTTTGAAACATTTGAAGATGGAGTTATTCAAAAATTAAAAACAATAGCTATTCCCTTTGATCGCTTACTTATTCCAAAAGGTGATATGAATTTAAGTAATGTAGATCATATAGATTATTTTAGGTTAACTGCTAATGGTAACAATATAAGAATAGTTTGTAGTGTAGATAGCGGTAACACATGGAAAACATTTAGTGGAGAAAAATGGGTGAATGTTAATTTAACTGTAGATGATGTAAGAAAAAATGGCATGAATATTGCTACTTTTAATGCTATTAATGATGTATTCTGGAATGAATTAGTTACTACTAAAAAGATTAAATTTGCTTATTTATTTAGCATGGACAGTATAACAGATATTGAAGAGATAGATAAACTTGACTTGCAATATGATGGTGTTGGAAGATGGAAACAGGTTAAAGAAGACTTATATGAAGTAATTTACGCTAGTAACACATTATTACAAGTGGAATGTAAATTTAGTGGAGATATTAAAATTAATTATTAGCTGAGTGTTATTTTAGACACTCAGTTTTTATTTAGGAAACTAAAATAAATAATAGATTTTGAATTGATATATAGAAAGGGATGTGAATATGCAGATTATAAAAATAGGGAGTATTTCATTAGATGTTAATAATATATATTATGTAGATCCTGTTAAAGGAGAGGACGAAACTGGAAAGATTAATAATAAAACATTACCTTATAAAGATATTAATACATGCATAAAAATGGCACAGGATAATGATTGTATATATGCATTAAGTGGTACACATAAAATTAGTAATAGTAATGCAGCCTACGGAATTGGAGGTGTTGTAGATTACAAAAAAGCTTTGACTTTTATTGGTGTTCCAAATAAGACTATTTTTAAATGTGATGGAATTAATGATAACAAATGTAGAGACCATCATGTAATATGTACAAAAAATATTGATACTAAAATTATAGATATTATTTTTGATATTAGTTTTGGATCTAGGACATTAAATTATAGCACTGCATTATGTGGATATGAATCCGTATCAGTTAGAGGAAAAATTTATAATTGTGTATTTTTAATAGATGGAATTCCATCTATGATATATGACAATGATAATTCATCTGATATTTTATTTAAGAATTGTTTATTTATAAATAAAAATAGTAAAAATTTTATAACCAGTTTTACAAATGCCAATAATATAAAAATAGAAGATTGTGGATTTAATACACTACTTCCTCCAGATTGTAATAAAATTAATTGTAAAGAAAATGTCATAGTTAAGAATGATTATAACATCAATGATGAAATTGGTGTGTATTATGGTCTTTATAAATGGAGTACACTATATTATCTATTAAAGCAAAACTCAAATTATTATACATTAAAATCGGAATTTTATAAAAAGGGTATTTACGAATCTATCAAAGAATTAGAAGGGAAAGAAATATTAACACAAAATGACTTTAAGATTTACGGTATAGATGATTTAAATTTATTAACTAAAACTATAGATACTCAAGTTATTAATGGAATTGATAAAGGTAGTTTAGGTAGTGGGAAATATTTTGAAATATCATTGGACAATGAATTTAAAATAATTAAGCAGAATGAAGTTGCTGAAATTTCAAAAGATCTTACCAAAGACCAAAAGTATTATGGTAGCAGAGAAGCATATAGCAACAATATAGTATCTAATGCTTTTGACGACAACTACAATACCATATATAAACCATATGACAGCTTTAGTGCTTGGGTTACAGTTGAGTTTAATGAACCCAAAGAAATTGTAAAATATACTGTAAATACTGGTGATAATTCTCATAGTGTTCCAACAAGTTTATATTTTTCAGATGACAATATAAATTTCACAAAAGTAGGTGAAAGTGAATACTATGGAGCCTCACCTTCGAGTTTTTCTAAAACATTTAAATCTTATGGGTTTCATAGATATTGGAGGGTTTATAGAGGACAAGGTAGCAATTGGGTCGAGTTTAAAGAAATAGAAATGATGGGGTATAATTATCCTCAAATGCTATTAATATATAATTCTGAACTTTATACATTCAATAACACAGAAATAATTTTATCGCCATCACAAATATTAGATGAAAATAATTTTACAGATAATGGATTTATAGATGCAACGTTAATCACAGAAGAACAATGGAATACTACTTTCCTAGATAAGTCTAATGTAAAGTTATTAATGTGGACAGATGATACAAGTAAAACTGATGTTAGTTTAGAAATAGAGATAAGCCCTTTTAGACCAATAGATAAATTAAAGAAAAATAGTAATATTTGTAATATATTATTTAATTATGTTTCGAGTGTATAAAGCTTAAAAATAAAGACCGTTATTACAAAATCCAAAATTTTTCAAAAGTGGATGGATAGATTTTAAATAGAATGGAGTGATTTGATGGCTGGAATTGCAAAACCTAATATTGAAAAGTTAGGGAAAGAAGCAAAATACAAAGTTATAAGCATAAAAGCTAGTTCTGGAAGTGGAGGTACGCTAGAAAAATGTGGTTTATTTGATGGGACAACATCTAATGCATGGAATACTCCAGAAGTGTTTTATTGGAATGAAGATTATGACTATTATTTAGAAATAGATATATTATCAGATAACATTAATATATGGAGAAGTGGTACAGCTAATTTTTCATCATACTGCAATCCTTTAATCATATATAAATGGGACGGGAATGATTATGTTGATGTATCTGATTTATATAAACAAACAACATCGACTATTAAAAATGGAGAATGGGAAAAGACTATATATGATTTAGCAAAAGGCAGATATAAATTTACAAACAATAAGAAGTTAAGATTAGACTCAGAATGGTATATAGAAGAAATTAAAAATAACAAATATTTATTAAAACAAAATAATAATTATTATTCAATAAACAATAATTATATAGATTTAGGCAAAATAGAGAATAGTCAGGAATTAAACACTATAATAGATGAATATGGTTATGATAATTTATCGATAATTACTAAAGAATTAGATACTAAAAAAATACCTGTAAAATTAGAAAATGATTATTACAAGTCATTTCATATTAATTTAAATGACATAAAAGATAGTATAAATCTTATAGAAGAAGATGATAAAAAATACATTGAATATGGTTGTAATAATTATAGAATATCAAATAAAATTAAGGAAATTAATGATGGTAAATTTGAAGTATTAATGAAAGAATAATAATGAAAATAATATAAAATATTCATTTTGAATAGGGAGGAAGTGATTGAATGTCTAAATATGTGCTTAAAAAAGATTATAGTAATAATTTAGTAGCTAATTATAAATTTGAAGAAACAAGTGGAACTATTTGTATAGATAGTACAGGAAAATATAGTGGAACTTATAATGGAACTACAAGCGTGGCAGGAGTAGATGGTAATGGTAGAAGTTTTGATGGAAATAGCTGTATAAAATTCGATGAAAGTGTAATACCATTAGGCAAAAAGAGTATTAAATTTAAAATAAGAGTTGGTCAGGTTCCTTTGAGCGGATACAATTATGCTTTGTTTAGTCAAAATATATGGGATAGAGGATATAGTGGATTACAGATATATATAAATAGTGAGGGAAAGTTATTCTTTTTAAGAAGAAGTTCTGCTTCTAAACTTTATTTATTTTCAATTTCATCAACATTTTCAATATGTGATGGTAATTGGCATGATATATTATTTACTTGGGATGGCACAACGAATTCTAATAGTGTTAAATTATATATTGATAATTTGGTTTTAGTTGATGAGGAGGTAACATCAAATAACTTAGAAACAGAAAATGCTAATTTAAATTTGTTAGTTGGGGGAAATTATTCAGGCAATCAATATTTTAAAGGTGAATTAGATGAAATAGAAATATATAATGAAGTTATAGAATTCACAAATAATAAATATTTAATTCAACAAAATAATGACTACTACTCAACAAAATCAAATTTTATTAATCTTGGGCAACCTACAGATAATACTCAATTAGAAAATTGGTATAACAAATATGGTTCAGAGGATGTAAATATAATGACTCAAAATCTAAGCAATAAAGAATTTCCTATGTCTAAAGATGAAAGTGGAATATGGAAAACTGATTTTCGATTAGAAATGAATGAAGTTATAGATAATATTGAATTAGTTGATACAGATGAGAATAATAAATCCATCAAATACAATTGTAATGATTATAGAATACTAGATTTGTGTGATGATCAATTTAAGTTAACAATGTGTAAAAGTAAATAAAGATAAATTAGATGACCATAATAGGTCTTTTTTATTGCAAAAAATTAGAGCATAGATATTATTTCTATTGCTCTAATTTTTTTGTAATGTAAGAAAGGCTATAGATTAAAAGTATATACAAAAGATGTGTTTTATTTAATGGAGGTATAACATGGAGCTAAAAGTTTGCGAAGAAAAACATAAAAGATTAGAAGAAAAAATTAATGTACATGATATTAGACTTAATAATCATGGAAAAAGAATTGATAAGATAGAACAAAATCAATCAAAAATAGATACAAAAATTGAGAATCTTTGCGATCAATTAAAACAACTTGTATCTGTTTTAAAATGGTATATAGGATTATCAGTAGGAGCCTTGGTAAGCTTCTTTTTTTATGCAATTCAACACAACATTTTTAAATAG